CGTTAGATAAGATACGAGAGACCGAAAAAGAACTGCACGAATACATGAAGATATATGGAAGAATCGGGTTGTACGATGACTGGATTCGCTTCCAAGCCGAGGCTCGCAAGAGACGGATAGCGGAAAGGAAAGAGATTGAAGCTATCGTGGCCCAAAGATGGGAGATTTTTTATTGGTGTTTAGGCTTCATGCTGTTGGCCCTTGGCTGTTGGGGGATCGTCGAGTATCTTATTTATATGAGGGACTCACGCTAAGATAAAAAGGAGGCGAAATGTTACAATCACTAATCGGTCCCGTGACAGGGCTCTTAGATAAATTTATCCAAGACAAAGATACCAAGGCCCAACTAGCTCACGACATTGGGACCATGGCCGAAAAACATGGTCAAGAAATTGCCCTAGCGCAAATTGCCTTAAACACTGCTGATGCCAAAGGAAACTTCTTTCAATCTTCTTGGAGGCCGTTATGTGGGCACGTTTGCGTTCTTGGTTTAGCCGTCAATTTTTTAATATCACCCATAGCAGCGGGATTTGGAGTAGATGTCCCACAAGCAGACATGTCGGTAATGATGCCCGTTCTCATGGGAATGCTCGGTCTGGGGGGACTACGCTCGTTCGAGCGCGTGAAAGGCGTAATAAAATGACCTTTAAATTATCAAACCGCAGTCTAGGTAAACTAGAAGGCGTACACCCTCTGCTAGTTAAAGTTGTTGAAACGGCTATCCAGCATACACAAACAGATTTTGGCGTTATCTTTGGTGTCAGGACGTTGGCCGAGCAGCAAGAGCTGTTTGACAAAGGCGCGTCTAAAACCATGAACAGTAATCATTTGATCCAAGACGACGGTTATTCACACGCCGTTGATCTGATGGCGTATGTTGGTTCGCGGGGATCGTGGGAACTTTCTTTGTATGACGATCTGGCGGATGCTATGAAGATAGCGGCTGAAGAGCATGGCGCTCATATTCGTTGGGGCGGTTCATGGACGGTAGATGATATCCGTACATGGGATGGCACGATGGAAGAAGCAATGAACAGTTATGTTGATCTTCGACGCTCTCAGGGCAGACGCCCTTTTATAGATGGACCCCACTTTGAACTGCGATCTCTCGCATAATTATTTATTTTGTCCTAGCACCTCCCATATAAGGTGTGATACGATTATATCAGACAATGTTTGATTATATGCGAGGGGTAGATGGACGAACTTTATGTAGCCGAAGCTGTTTTTAGAATCTTGAGAGATAGACGGCAAGGCGTGACAGATTTGATGATATACGGTAACGTGAAGTCAATGGAACAATATCGTGAGCTTATGGGCAACTTAGAATGTCTTACTCACGTGGAACAGGAACTCAAGAGCCTGCTAGATAAACAGGAGCAATCATTATGATTAGCCAAGACAAAGAAGATACAACTCCAAAAGTAGTTTTTGAAAAGACTGCCAAGGAGATTGCTAACGACAAAAGAGCAGAAGCCAAGGCTCAAGAAGACGAAGCCAAGGCGAAGAAAGAAGCACAAAGCCTTGCTGATGCTTACGTGGAAAAACCACGCTTGAATCCCGAAGCCATCGGGAAAACTCTCTTAGACCGGATGCCTAACCCTACGGGTTGGCGGATTTTGATCCTACCTTATCAAGGTAAGGGTAAAACCGCAGGCGGTATTTTTCTACCTAGCGAAACAGTAGAAAAAAGCCAAATCTCCACTCAAGTTGGTTACGTTCTTAAAGTGGGCCCACTCGCCTACCAAGACACAGCCAAATTCCCTACTGGACCATGGTGCGAAGAAAAGCAGTGGGTGATGTTTGCCCGTTATGCTGGTTCACGCTTCCAGATAGACGGCGGAGAAGTCAGAATCCTGAATGATGATGAAATTCTATCAACCATTCTGGACCCGGAAGATATACATCAATTAAACTAAGGAGATAAAAATGGCCGAGAATAAAGAAGTCGAATTAGACGTCGGTGATGCGGAAGCTGTAGACATAGAGGTGACGGAGGATATTCGTGAAGATGACGATAGTTCCGAAGGCTCTGAAGACCAGTTTTCCAAAGCTGAAACGTCAACCCAGAAGCGCATTAGTCGTCTGACTAAAAAGATGCGTGAAGCAGAACGTCGTGAGCAAGAAGCAATTAAGTATGCTCAAGCTGTTCAGGGTGAATCCAATAACCTCAAACAACGTATGACCAGTTTAGATACTAACTACGTTGCAGAGTATACCAACCGAGTTAACACTCAAATATCCCAAGCGGAAGCTAATCTAACTCGCGCAATTGAGTTAGGTGACAGTCAAGCAACGGTTGAAGCTCAACGAACACTTACCAGTTTAGCTATTCAACAAGACCGTGCTAATCAGGCAAAGATGCAGTCGCAGCGACAGCAACAACAAGCCGCCGCAGCTCAACAGCACCAAGCCCGTCAGCCTATGCCCGCACAGCAGCCTAAAAGACCCGACCCTAAAGCAGAGTCGTGGGCTATGCGAAACAGTTGGTTTGGCTCAGACGAAGCAATGACGTATGCTGCGTTTGGTATACACAAAAAGCTAGTCGAAGACGAAGGGTTTGACCCCAACGGAGAAGACTACTATACTGAACTTGATCGCCGTATTTCTGACAAGTTTGGAAACGGCTCAAACGGCACCAATAGACGACCCGCTCAGACAGTCATTGGCGCTTCAAGAACACCATCTGGGCGCAGTAGTGGGAGAAAGGTCCGACTCACCCCGAGCCAAGTCGCAATTGCGAAAAAATTGGGTGTGCCGCTTGAAGAATATGCGAAATACGTGAAGGAGTAAAAGAAAATGACTGAACAAAATGACCAAGAAAAAGGTAGTTCGGCTATGAACCGTACTTCTCGCGCTAACCAAACTCGGGAGAAACAGGCTGTTCGTAAGCCATGGGCTCCCCCGTCTATGCTAGATGCACCACCTGCCCCTGATGGCTTTAAACATCGTTGGATTCGCGCCGAAACGCGTGGCTTCGATGATACAAAGAACATCAGTGCCAAATTAAGGGAAGGTTATGAACTGGTCCGTAAGGACGAGTATCCTGACTTTGAAAGCCCTACTGTTGAAACAGGTAAATATCAAGGTGTGTTTGGAGTTGGCGGATTGCTACTCGCTCGGATTCCGGACGAAACTGTAACTGAAAGGACTAACTACTTCGCAGGTCGAAGTAAAGACCAGATGGATGCAGTGGATCACGACATGATGAGAGAGAATGCACATTCATCGATGACGATCAATAAACCCGACCGTCAATCTCGTGTAACTTTCGGTGGCCCCAACAAATGAAATGGGCTACCCCTTTAGGAGAGAACTAAAATGGCTAATACAAATACTGCCTATGGTCTCCGTCCTATCGGGCTTGTTGGAAGCGGTGTAAATTCTACTGGTGTAACTCAGTATGAAATCGCCTCTAACAATACCAATGTGATCTACCAATATGGTCTTTGCGTTCCGCTTGCTGCGGGCGTTATTGACTATGCTGGTGCCACAAGTGGGGGAACTACCCCCGCACTTGGTGTCCTGATGGGTGTGGAGTATGTAGATTCGGTTTCTAAGAAACCAATCTGGATCAGCTACTGGCCCGGTTCCGGCTCTGTAAGCGTGGATACGAACTATCCTGTTAAAGCTTTCGTCGCCGACAACCCTAACCAGTTGTTTAAAGTAGCGTCTGACGCAACACTAACTGATCGTGCTACTGCACAATTGGCCGTGTTCGCAAACGCTTCATTGGGAACTTCAGCACGTACTGGTACTGCTGTAGGTAACTCAAATTCCGCCTTGGGCGTGTCTACAATTGCAACAACGGCAACGTTGCCTTTGCGTATTGTTGGCATTCAAGACGATGCAGGGAACACGGACTTCAGTGAAGCCGGTATTCCTTTTATCGTCAGGATAAACGCTCATTATAATTCAAACACAAGCCGTTTTGACTCGCAGACTACCGCGACGACGACTGGCGTATAAGGAGGGCTAAGACATGGCTATTTCTCGCGCACAATTAGCGAAAGAGCTTGAACCCGGCCTAAACGCCTTGTTTGGACTCGAATATAACCGTTACGAAAATGAGCACACTGAAATCTTTGACGAAGAGTCTTCGGACAGAGCGTTTGAGGAAGAAGTAATGCTCGGTGGTTTCTCCACAGCACCCGTTAAAAATGAAGGCCAGTCCATCAGTTTTGACGACGCTCAAGAGACTTATACCGCTCGTTACACTCACGAAACCATTGCGCTTGCGTTCTCAATTACTGAGGAAGCAGTGGAAGACAATCTGTATGATCGTCTTGCATCGCGCTACACCAAAGCTCTGGCTCGCTCTATGGCCCAGACTAAGCAAATCAAAGCGGCAGCAATCCTGAACAATGCGTTCACGGCTGGTGTCAATGCGGTTGGCGATGGTGCCCC